CCGATCACGTAGCAGACCGTCTCAGCCGTGGTGGGCTTCTTGACGCCGTGGCCGCTGGCGTCCGACACGATGTAGTCGTCGATGAGGATCGCCGTGCCGGCGTCGACGAAGACCTCGGTCTCGCCGCGCTCGACCACGGACGCCTGGCCGCCGTCTGCGGGCTTGTTCTTGAGGACGCCGAGGCACTTATCGTTGGCGCCGGCGATGACGGCGGTCGAGGCCGCCGAGAGCTTGACGATGTGGTCCTGGATAGCCGTCATGGAGCCGGACGCGATGTACGTCTTGGACGTCACGCGGCCTACAGGCAGAATGGTTGCCACTGGTCAGCCCTCCTTTCCGTCCAGGAAGTTCTGGTAGCGCTCCCGGATCTCGTTGGGGTTCTCGGCCAGCGTCAGGCCCATGGCCTGCGGGTAGCCGATGCCGTCCTTGGCCATGCGCGCCCGGCTCAGCTCGGAGAGTTCGACGTCGGCCCGCTTCGTGGGCTTGTCGTCGCCCTCGGTGCCGCTGCCGTGCTCGGTGGCGTCGATGACCTTGACGGTGTGGTTCGCGAGGGCCAGCTCGGCCTCGACCATGTTGCGATCGGCCAGGCCGAGGAAGTAGTCACGCTGGCCGGGCGAGATGGTGTTCTCGGTCTTGATCTTCTCGTCGAGCTTGATCGTGAAGGCGGCCATGGAGTTTGCCTTCTCGGTCTCGGCGAGCTTGACCTCGGCCTCGTCGGCGCGCTTCGTCTCGCCGGCGTCGTGCTCGGCGAGCTTCACGACCTCGGCCAGCACGAGCGCCTCAGGGGCGTCTTCGGCCAGGTTGAGCTTGGTTGCTACGGTCTTCATGGGGTCACTTCCTTTCGTTGCGGCGTCGCCATCTGCGAGCACCACGTCTTGGCCTTCGTCAGCCTTCGCGGGTTGCGAAGCAGCGTCGGAACTGCCGTCTATGGGCTCGGCGTGGTCGCCGGGGTCTTCGTGGTCTTCAGCGAGCTTGTGGGCGCTCGCCTTGGAGCGGACTTCCTTGAGCATCGTGCGGATCGCGGGCATGCCGAGCTTGCCCTTGAGCGCCGCGTCGAGCTTGGCGGCGAGGGCATCCATGTCGTCGAGGATGGCCGCCACCGGGTCGATCGGCGCGGCGGCGAGGGTGACTTCAGACAGCGAGAGCGTCATGGCGACGCGCTGCTTCTCGGCCGCGTTCTTGACGCCGGGCATGATGCGCAGCACGGGCGTGTTCGTCAGCGTGAGTGAGCGCAGCACGTTGTCGACCTCGTCTCCCGAGTCATTCAGGGTGACGGGGCCGATCTCAACGCTGCCGTACTTGTATTGGTCGTCGGAGAGCATCGTGGCGCCGAGCGCCGTCCACTTCACGTCCGCCCAGAGCGCGAGTCCGGTGACGTTGCCCTCCTCATAACTGGCGAGGTAGACGCGCTTCACCCAACCGGCGGCCGGTGCGCTCGTGTCATGTTTGCCGGACGAGTCGACTACGGGCTCCGTGCCGAGGATGCCGGACTCGAAGTTGGCGATCATCTCGTTGGCGAGGTCTTCGGTCAGCGGCAGGTCGGGGTAGCGGGAGCTGTGCCAGTCGCCGATCGGGAAGACCATCATGGGCGTCGTGTCGCCGGCGGCGATCGTTTCAGCGAGGCGCAGGCGGTAGAGTTCGGCGATGCCGTTCATGCGGGCGCTCCTTGGTCCTGGCGGATTTCGTAAACGGCTAGACATCTGCACCTGTCGCCGCCCTCACAGTCGGGGTTCGGGCACCACTCTTCGGCCAGCGCCAGGTCGGTCGTGACCTCGCCATCCATGGGCTCGCAGGCGGCGCAGGTGGCGCCGTCGAGCAGGGCGCTGTACACGGCGTCCTCGATGTCCTGCGCCTGGGCCTGCGCCTCGTCGGCGCGGCCGAGCTGCATGACGTCGGAGACGATGCCGGCGAAGCGCAGGGCGGCGGCGTCGGACTCACGCACGATGGCCGTCTCGATCGCGGCCTCAGCGACCGGCACACCGCTGCCGATGCGCGCGGCCGAAGCGGCGGCGGCGGCCTGCGTGGCGGTGGCGAGGCTGCGCGCGGTCATCTCGGCCTGCTGCGCGATCGCTGCGTCCTTGGCAGCGCGACCGGGGCTCACCTTGGGCTTCTCCGCGGCTGCGATGCGGTTGCCCACAGCGTCAGGCGTCCAAGGGGTGCCGGCCTTCTGGCGCTGCAGCTCTCCCGCCACCTGCTGCTTTCCGGCGTCGTAGAAGTCAGAAAGCACCGCCGAGATCTCGGCAGCCAATTTGTCGACCATGGGCGGCGCGCCCGCTGCGAACTTTGGCAACTGCCCCTTGTCGGCAGCGATGCGAGCGCGCCGTCCGAGTTCGGCCGCGAGTGCATCTCGGGTCGCCTGCGTGGCCACGCGGATCGCCGTGTGCGAGTCGTCGAAGCGGCTCACCAACTCGGCGAGGTTCAGGTACACCTCGACGCCGCGCGGAGGGCGGAGCTCAGACAGCTGGAGGCCGTGATCATGAGAGTGTGGTGCCTCACTGGCCTTAGCTCCGCCCTCGGGCGGCAGTCCATCGCCTGCCGGTGGCTGAGGCGGGACGACTTTCGCGGGGGTCGGCGGGACCTTCTGCGCGTCGACCACGACCTGTGCGTCCGTGCCCTCGGGCATGCCAGTCTCGGAGCGCGCCCATTCCTGCACTTCGGGGGACAGCGTGCCGAACGCCTGGGAAAACCACAGCATGGCCTGCGCAAAGTTCTTCAGGTCGACGGCCTGCACGTTGCCGAAGCGCAGCTTGGGCAGGTTGTCGTCGCGGGGGAAGTTCTCGGCGATGAGCTGGTGGATGAGCCCGCCGCGAGCGTTGAGCACGTCCTCACGCGCTTTGGCCTCAGCCTGGATGCCGTTGTTGAACAGGTCGGAGAGCGTCGTGCCGAGGGCGCGGCTGCCGGAGTTGCTCGTGCCGAGGTCGAAGACCTGGGCCTGGCAGACGGAGGTGATCTCGGTGTCGCGTTGTTTGATGGCTTCGAGGATGTCCGAGATGTTCGCGTTGCCGGTGAGCAGGGTGATCCGCGTGTCGGCCGTGTGGCGGAAGAAGGCGTCAGGCGTGAGCCCGAAGCGACGCCCCATGTTGTCGAGCTTGGCGGCGGTCTCGTCGTCGGGCTCGTCGTCGGTCTCGATGTCAGGCACGCCGCCGAGCTTGCGGGCCATGATCGGCAGCTCGATCTCGAGCTCTTCCTTGATCTTCCAGGGCTTGTACATGGGCCGCATGATCGAGCGGCCAGTGAAGGAGTCGCCCTCCTTCTGGTGAGCGAACCAGACGATCTTCTCGCCGGGTATCGTGCGCTCGCCGCCGTCGATCGGGCGTTGCACCACGTGGTCTATGGCGCCGTCTTTGACGTGGATGTCCTCGACCCAGATGGAAGAGGAGGGCCGCAGCGCCAGCCGGAAGCGCGCCTCCCCACTGCTCGTGTCCCAGCAGATCTCGAAGCAGGAGAAGCCGTAGTCGAGCGCCAGGAGGGTGTCCTGCAGGAAGCTGCGCCAGGGGAAGTCGTTCAGCAGGAGGCGTTCGACGAGCTCAGCCTTGGCGAGCGCATCCTTGTCCTTGGGGTCGGCTGGCTGGATGGTTGCCGAGGCCTGAAGCATGGGCAGGTTCTGGGCCTGGCGAAGGCCCCAGATGTGGGGGTCGCTCCAGCGCATGCGCCGGTAGAGCGTGCCGCCCTGACGACCACGCAGCTCGTACTTGTACTCGGGGTCGATGAGGCTGGCCGTGCCGTCCTTGGAGGTCGCGTAGGAGACGGAGTTGGAGCCGCGCTCGGTGGTGTCGGGGCCGCTCTTTGACTCGGCCAGAGACAGCGAAGCTGGACGTTCAGAGCCGAACGCCCAGCGAGCCGCGGTGCGAATGCGGTCGGTGATGGCCACGGCATAAGCCTGCGGCCGGTCGCGTGGTGAAATTGGCTGTAGTTTGCGAGGCTAGAAGCCGCTCGGACGGCTGCCGCTCATGTTCGTTGAGATGCCGCCGCCGCCGCCGGATGACCCGCGGCGCCGGCGGTAGCGGTTCACGTGCCAGTAGCGGAGGGCATCGAGGGGGTGCGAGTAGACCTTGTGATCGGTGTCGTAGATGTTGTCGTCGTTGCGATGCGGCTGGACGTTCGCGAGCGCCGCGATCAGGCCAGCGCAGCGCGGGTGGACGATGGCGCGCTGCTCTGGGTCTGGGTGCCCAAGGGACTCCATCATCAGCGTCACGCCGTCGTTCACCTTGCTGGGCTTGCCCTCACAGCGCATGCCGAGATCACGAAAGACGTCGAACTCGCTGCGCTTGGTCTGTGTATTGCGCGACCTGCCGGCGGGGTCAGAGAAGGGGCCACGCACTCTGGCTCCGAGGCTGTGCTGCGCCAGCCTGGCAAGGATGCCCTCCCCGAAGTCTGTCGTGCGGATCTCGGTGGGCAGGTACTCGTCGAAGACGAACGGCTGGCCCTCGGGCGAAATCTGGATGAAGAGCGCTGCCGGATGCGTGAGCCCCCAGTCGACGCACGTCTCTGTTGCCCAGCCCGGCACGACGTCGAACTCGCGCACGTTCTGCGCCCGCTTGAAGACCTTGAAGAAAGCGCCCTCGCGAGGCCGGAAGACATCGGTGATGTCGCGCGCCAGCTCGCGGTTCGCGAGGTCTGGATCGGGCGCCTCGTCCACGTTCTGGCGGAACCACTCCTCGTCGCGCCGCGGGTCCGCGGTGGCGGGGATGAAGTGCACGCGCCACTTGCTCTTGCCACGCTGCGCCACCTCGCAGAGTTTGGCAAAGGCATCAGAGTCGCCGTCGCCGGTAGATGGCACGTGCACGCGGTGAGCGCCGTGTTCCAGCGCCGCCAGCTGGCGCTCCGGCCATGGCCAGAAGGCGTACTCGTCGCACAGTGCCCAGTAGACGGCGTCGCCGCGGGCGATGTGGCGGGTCGCGGTCTTCGCCTGGAAGTG